GCGGGCGGCGCGGATGCGGGCGGCCGACTCGGGGATCAGGTCGACGCTGCCGCCGGGGCTGTCGACATCCAGCACGATCGCGCCGACGTCGGGATCCGCGACGGCGGCCATGAACGACTGCATGAAGTCGGTCACGCTCGTCCCGCCGGACAGATCAGTCATCAGGTTCGCGCGCGGCACGATCACGCCCATCAGCGGGATCACGGCGACACCGCCGGCCGGGCTGACGTTCGACGATCGGCGACGCCCGCCGGCCGCTTCGATCCGCGCGGCGATCTCCGCGTCTGACCAGCGGTCGCCGCTGATGCGGGCGGTCAGCACCTCGCAGACGAGCTGGAGCGTCTCGGGGATCATCATCCACGGCGTCGACGTCGCGAACTTGACGATGTGGCGGTAGCTGCGGTCGCTCATGCGACTCCTTCCGTGAGCTGGCGCCGGTCGAGCGCGCTGATGACGTGGTAGGCGACGAGCTCGGCGTCGAGCTGAGCGGCCGCGCCGTCCTGGGACGGGTCGCCCGGCGCCTTCGGCGGTGTGAGGTGCTCGATGGGATCGCCGGCGCGCTCGCCGCCGGGCACCTGCGTGATGGTCGCCAGGCGCAGGTAGATGTCGTCGCTGCCGTCCTCGGCGACCGGCAGCCCACACGCACGCAGGGCGGTCGAGACCATGATCCACCCGCCGCGGACGCCCTGGTCCATCCGCGAGAAGAGGCGGGTCATGTCCTCCTGGAACACCCGCACCTTGGTGAGGTCGAAGCAGAACCGCCACTTGAACGGGTCCTCGCCGAACAGGGGCAGCAGGTCGAACCGGATCTTCTCGGCCATGATCCGCTGCATCGGGATCAGGTTGGCCTCGTACGCCGACTGCTTCGCCTCGCCGAAGTTCGTGAACGTCGACCGCTCGAGGCCGGCGCCGAAGCCGACGACGATCGCCGGCACGCCGGTGACGGCAGAGACGCGCTCCTCGGGCACGCGCCGCAGCGACGTGAGCACGAGCTGCTCGGGCGAGAAGCCGAACTGCTGCACCTTCGTCGCGCCGGTCACGACGATCGGCTCGCCGCGCTTGGCGCCGGTGAAGTTCTGGATCAGGTCGCGCTTCGTCTCGTTGGCTTCCTTGGGGCTGATCGACGTGCCGGGCGCGTCCGGCGAGACGACGATCCCCGGGACGCCGTGGTTGCGCAGGATGCTGGCGGTGAACGCTGCCGCTTCCTGGTCGGTGAACACCTCGCGGATCAGGCTGCGCAGCTGCGAGACGCCCTTGCGGTCGTTCGTCGGGTCGAGGCCGTAGCGGAAGTGCACGACCTGCGACGGGTCGATCGGGATGACCTTCCCGTCGACCTGGTAGTCGTAGTGGGTCAGGTACTCCTTCTCGCTGCCGGCGGGCTCGATCATCCAGCTCGGGATCCACCACAGCTCGGTGGGCTCGCCCGCCTTGTTCGGCAGGACGAGCCAGTAGGCGTCGCCGTTCGCGGCCCAGTCTGTGACCGTCGCCATCCACAGCTCGGGGCCGGTGTAGTAGCCGTTCGGCTTCTGCAACAAGCGGAGCAGCGGGTGGACTCGTACCGGCTCGTCGTACTGGTCGCCGAGCCGTTCCAGCATCGGCGGCGCCTCGGGGAAGGTGCGGCCGATCCAGCCGAGCACGGCGGCGATCAGGCTCGACTGGGTCGGGTCGCCGACCTCGGCGGCGTAGTCGATCTCAGAGGCGCCGCCGAGGCGGAACACTCGCCATGTGGCGTCTCGGAAGACCATGTTCAGGATGCGGCGGACGCGGTTCACTTGGCCACCTTCCAGACGAACGGGGCGGGCGGGTTCAGGTGATGCCAGACGGCTCGCGAGATGGCGATCACGGCTCCGACGGCCAGGTCGATCTTGTCGGGTGAGTCGTCGTTCGCCTTGACGGGGACGGTGTAGCCGCGCCGCAGTTCCGTCATGCAGTTGCCGAGATGCCGCATCAGCGGCTCGGAACGGTCGATCGAGATCCCCTGGTCCTTCACGAGCTGCGCGAAGATGTCTGCGGCGGGGCCCATCCGGCTCGGCTGGTTTGTCTCGAACCGGACGACGACCTGGTCGCCGTACATGTCCTCCCACTCCTCGATCTCCTTGTGCCACCCGGGAGGGTCAGGTGCGAGTTCGCGGACGTCGTACTTCGAGAATGCCTCCTCGATCGCCGAGTCGACCTGGCGACGCGGGACGCGCCAGTCGGCGCCACGCAGGCTGAGCGGCTTCTCCCATACCGCTTCGACCCAGACATGCGGCCGCTCGGCGATCGTTGCGCAGACGAGGCCCGTCGAGTCGCGGCTCTTCGACCCGTCGAACGCGACCACTACCGGCGGCCTGGTGCCCTTCTTCGGCCTCCGGCCAGGCTGGACGATCCGCTCGAGGGCCTCCGGCGCGAACCATCGGCCTGCGCCCTTCACCCGCTGGTTCAGATAGAACCGCTTGAACTGTTGCCGATCAGCAGTCGGGTCGAGGTAGAGGCTCGCGATGCCCTCGACGTCGGCATAGGCGAGCGCGTCGCCGCTGGCCTCCTCGATCGCCTTCACGAGCTCGCGCCGGCGGCTGAGATCCCAGACGAGGCTCGCCTGGCGGTGGTCGAAGTAGAGGCGAGGGTCGGCGATCCGGCCGCGCGCGACGTCGAGTGCGTACTCGTGCGTGCGCTGCGCGACCGAGTCCTCGCCCGGCTCGTACATCGTGGTCGTCTCCATCGACCATGCGTCCGCCGCGCGGCGCTTCGGGATGTTGCGCAGCATCGTCGCGTGGCCCTGTTTCAGCGCCTCGCGGACGAATCCGTGCGTCTCGTCGAACCCCTGGAACGTCGTCCGGGCGCCGTCGCGAGCGGTGGGCGCGGTCGCGAGGCTAACGATCTTCCCTGGAGCATCCCGCGGCGAGATCCGGTCGAGACCGACGTCGTACCGGTTCCCGAGGTCGCAATGCAGCAGGATTTCCCGGGCCGCGCCAAAGGCGAGCTCGTCCGACTGCTCCTCCGTCGTTGCGACCAGCGGGATGTATGGGTCGCGGACGCTGACGCCGACAGGATCGCCATTGGTGTCCCACCCGCCGAACCGGACCGGGCCCTCCGGGTCGCCCTCGACGATCGCGACCATCGCCAAGAGCTCCGTCTTGAACCAGCCCTTCCGCCGGCTGAGCGCGACACGCTTGAACCGCCGGCGGCCCTCCTGCTCATGGCCGCGCGGATAGATCTCGTACGCCCGCCACAGAAACAGGCGCGCCTCGTCGGGCAGAACGACCGGATCGCCCAGCACGTCGCCCGGGCCATGCACGAGGAGATCCTCAATGAACGCGCAGACCTGGCCGCCCAGGCTCGGCCACGGCTGCGGATCCAGCTCCGGCACGGTGAGCGACCGCTGCGCCAGATCGGCCGGAGCCCGAGCATCACGCCGCCGCTGCGCCGCCGTCGATCCCCGCGTCCGCGTCGCGCCGCTCAACTCGCCCTCCGCTGCGTCACGTAGCCGAGCAGGTAGCCCGCCGCCACGTCGAGCCGGTCATCGTGCAGGAGGCTCTCCACCGCGACCGGCTCGCCCGTCGAGTCGAGCAGCACGAGCGCCGACAGGCTGGAATGCCGCTTGCAGCTCGGCGCGCTGACCGGCGAGATCAGCAGGTGGGCGCTCCACCCGATCCGGCGAGCCTCGTCGACGAGCTGCTCATACGGGCTCACTTCTCGACGTCCTTCTGGACAAGCGCCAGCCGCGGATCGCCAGCCACACGCCGCAGCACAGGCCGCGTCTCGGCGTCAGGTTCCTGCTTCTCGCCCTCCGCCGCGGCCGCGCCGCGCATATGCGGCCGGAGCCGCAGCTGCAAACGCGCCGACACCGTCGCGCCGAGCAGGCTCTCCGCGTGCTCGATCGCCTTGAACGCCGACGGCGTCGGCTGACGCAAGAACTCCTCGAGCAAAACCGCCGTCCGCCGCAGATGATTCCAGTCCGTCTCCAAGAACTGCGTCGCCATCGGGCTCTCGCACCACACCCGCCACCACTCCGAGACGTCCCTCGACCATCGACCACCACCAGGCCGCTTCCCGATCTTCGGCGGATCCACGATCGGCTCCCGACCGAGCTCAGTGAACTCGAACGCCCGCCGATCCGTACCCCGCTGCGGGTTCTCCTTCGGCGGCCGACCACGCATCGTCACTTCACCGGCCTCCAGTTCTCATTCACACCCGGGAACACGATCGAGTCGATGCACTTCGGGCAGAGATCGACCTCCCGCCGGTTCACGAGCTCGCCATCCACCTTCGACGCGACAACCTCCACCCGCCGCCAACCCCGGGACATCGCGTCACGCTCCAACTCCGACGCACCGCAGCCGCCATCACACTCGATCCGCACGCTGACCCGCTCCTGGCGAGCCATCACACCGCCCCCCGCGAAAATCGGTCAGCCAGACCCACGATTTTTGGCACCATCAATTTCGAGCCTGCGGGTTTTTCTCCCTCTTCTC